TCATTGGGTTTTTTCCCCTTTTGCAGGGGTAACGGAAACGGCTTTCCGCACTTTTTTCCGCAGTTTTTTGTCGTGCGCTTCGAGTTTCGCGACTGCTGAGTCACTCAGCGCGGCCGTCATTGCCTGGTAGACGTCAAGCATCTTGGCGACCGTCGAGACGGTCCAGCCGAGCATCGCGGCGATCTCGCTAGGCGTCGCGCCAGCCTGGGCCAGGACGGTGCAGGCCGTCCCGCGCAGATCATGAAAATGCAGTCCGTCGCGGCCGGCCGCGATGACGGCCTCGCGCCACCGGTGATCGAAATTGACGCTCCCCCACGGCTTGCCGTTCCGGGTCAGGATCGTCTTCGCGTCACGCGGCTGCGCATCGAGGATCGCCTTCAGCGCACGGGTGATCGGCATATCGATCTGGCGCTTCGACTTGGTCTGTCGCCGGCGGATACGGCGGCCGTCATAGTCGTCCCAGGTCAGCGCCAGCAGGAAGCTCTTCCGCTGCCCGGTCGCCAGCGCCAGCTCGAACGCCAGCCGGATCTCGGGCGAGGCCACCGCGCGCATCGCCTCGATATCGGGCGGCAGCCACAGCTTGTCGGCGCGATCGGCCTTGTACACCTTCTTGGGCCTGGTGATGTGATTGTGCGTGAGCAGGCCGCGATCGCGCGCCCACTCCAGCAGCACCCGCAGCACCGCGATCACCGCGTCCGCCTGGCGCGGCGAGGCTTTCGCCATATCGTCCCGCCATTCAAGAAAGCGGACGCGGATCTTCGGATCGTCGATCACCTCTAGCGGGTACGCTCCGAATTTATCGGCGATTTTGATCAGGGCCTTGTCGTAATCACTCTTCGTGCGAATAGACAAAGCAACGTAGGTCTGACTCTTCTGGTAGCGATCGATGACCGACTGCAAAGTCCCCAAGACGCGCGCTTTGCGCGGTGCATCGATCACGGCATTATAGGCGCGCATAAACGCCGGCTGGCCCGGTGAAAATGGCGCATCTTCGTCGCCAGGGAGAGGATTGATTGCACCTACGCCGCGCAGGAACCAATAGGTGCGATTGCTACCGTCAGATGCTTTCTTCTCACTTTTATAGACGCCTTTAAGCCGCACGCGCATTATCAGCTTCCCACCTTTCCAATGGAGAGAGGCCGCGCCCGGACGACTTCTCCAAGCCGGCATGGCGGTCGAGCAGCAAGTCATGCGCGCGCACGTCGTAGCGATTGGTCCCCCGGACCGGCCCCGGAACCAAGCCCTTAGCGGCCCACACGTCATAGGTCGCGGCGCTGATATGGCCGAGATAGGCACATATGCCTTCCTTGGTCTGCAACCGCGCATGGGGATCGAAGCCGCACGATTTGCGGTCGGCGGTGGCCATCACGCCCCCTCCCCAGCCATCGCGCGGTCAAGCATGATGACCGACGCCTCCATTTCCTCCCCGACACCGAGAGCAAAGTGGCGGCCGAGCAGCTGATCGAGCGCGGCCGCCGGTGATCGCGCCGTCTCGCTCGACGGGCCATCGATGCCGATCGGCTCCGCATCGCTCGCGATCACGGCGGTGGCGCGCCAGCGGCCTTCGTGCAGCTCGATCAGGATGGCTGGCACCAGCGCCGCGCGTGCCGGCTGGATTGCGTCATGCTGCATGTGTGCGCTCCCGGATCAGGTCGGCTTCAAGGCGCTGGCGACCAGCCTTCCGCTTCGCCAGCGAGGCGGCGATCGCGTCCTCCAGGTCGATCTGCTCGGGGGCATGCTCACGCGGCTGATCGATGCGGCCGCGTGGCGGCTTCGCCGGCGTCGCCTGGGTATAGCCTTGGCGCGCGCGATATTCGGCAAGCGCCCGCACCGCGCAGGGGCCGAGCGCGATCAGGCGGCGACGATCATCCCTCGGATCTTTGGTCGAGGTCAGCCAGTCGCCGGCGATCAGGCTGTCGATGATGCGCAGCCCGGTGCCATGCGTCATGCCGGCATTGCGGATCAGCCTATTCATGATGATCTGTGGCCGGCCGGCGAGCATCGTAGCCTCCAGCTCCAGGATCATCGACCAGCGCGGATTGGTGGCGTGCAGACCGGCGAAGATCTCGTCGCGTTCGCGCCGCGCGTCGATCTCGGCGCGAACGGCGGCAAGGCGAGCGACATGGTCGGCTCCGCTCATGCCCCACCTTGCGAAAGTACGGCCGTCAGGACGATGCAGCCCGCGACGACGATCGCGACGAACACGGCCACGGCGATGCTGAAGCGCCGCTCGGCGCGCTCGGCGTCGCGCTTCACCCGGTCGTAGCTGGTCATCACAGGCCCACCATCACGCGGAGGCCGGGGCCAGCCGTCAGGAGGCCGTGGATCGCCACCAGCAGGACACCGACGACGGTACCCGCGAGGATCAGGCTGATCGTGGCGCGCAGCTCGGCCTCGGCGGCGCGCTGGTGGCAGGTGTCGCATGAGCAGGTCTCAAGGTGCGGCCGATCGACGGCAGCAGGGGCACGCAGGATCATCGGGCAGACTCCTGTCGGAGGTGGATGCGAAGGGCGGTGCAGGCGATCGCCACCGCCAGGGCGACCAGGACGACGCCGGCAGCGGCATCACCGCGCCAGGCGACGCCGGCGCCGGCGGCTGCGACGACGATCGCCGCGCCGGCGAGGGTGACGGGGCGCGGGATCATGACTGCCTCGTCTCGGCGAGTGTCGGCGCGCGAATGATCCGGAGCTCGACACCGAACCGCTTCGCCTCGAAAGCGTCAACGAGGCGGGCAAGCGCATCCAGGTCGATTGCGAGCGGCGGGATCTTCTCCAGCACCAACGCCGTCGAGAGCCGCATCGGCACGAGGTCCGCTTCGATCTCCTCGATCAACGCGGCCCGATCGCGCGCGCAGAGCGCCGGCACAGTGTCGATGCACAGCGCCAGTTCCGACGACGTCAGACCAGCCGCAAGGCGGCAAAACTGCAAATACTGGCCTGGGGTGATGAAGTCGGACACGGGATGCTCCGGGCGTGCAGAAAGCCGTTCCCGCTGACGCTGGTCAGTGGGGCGGTTGAGATTTGGCGGTGGTTTGGTGACGGCGATCGCCGCAGTGATCAGCTGGGCGCTGCGGCCTCCTGGCCTCGCGCCAAGTTTTCGAGGATGACACGGACGCGCGCGGTGACGCGTTCCAGCGCGGCCACGTCAGCCAACCCGCCTTCAGCCTCGCGTGGGGTCACGGCGGGTCCGCCCTCGCTGCTTCCGCAAAGCGCGTGGCTGATCGTGCGGGAAAGATCGCCCAGCTCGATCGCCAACTCCATGACGCCGCCTTGCAGGCACCGATCGTCGGTGACTGGCTCAGGCAGCGGGATGACGACATAGCCAAGGATGGACGCCATAGCGCCGAGGATGTGCGGCGCGCCCTCTTCGTTGCCCAGGGCGTCCAAGCGGACCGCGTCGCGGATGGAGATGCTGTCCCGCTGCTCGGTGGAGCAGAACCGTGACAGGTGCGTGTCCGACAAACGCGTCTCGGCCTCGCAAACCTTGAGCCCGCCAGCGGCCTGGATGGTCCGCTTGGTGGCGAGCGCGAGGCGGCGCTCTTCAATAGGTAGGCCGTCACCAGGCATGATAGGCCTTCCTGATCGAAGAACCGGGGAAACGATTCGGTTTTCCCGGTGCCAGGACATTGATACGCCGGCAGAAAATGCGCGCCGGCCGAATGGAGCGACCGGCGCGCAGGACACAACGAGAAAACCGCAGACAGTATTCGAAGACCTTCGCCGAGGGGTTAGTTACGGTTCGGTCCGCGTTCCGGCCGGTCTGCGAGCGGCGCGAAAAGGAGGAATGTCGATGATTACATGTCATTGCGACGCTTCCGCATTCGAAGTCACTGTCTCCGATGGATCATCTGCGTAGATATCGGGCGCAAATACGTGACGCGGAATGCCGGTGAGCCTCTCAGCAGCCGGGACAAACTTAGCACTAAGGCCTTGCTTGCCTCGAATGCGCTGATTGATCGCACCGGGCGTACAACCCACCGCGCGAGCGAAGGCCGACTGACCTCCGGCTAATTCGCACCCTTTCACAAGGGCTTCGTGGGGTGACAGCTGCGTCATGATTCGACCTTATAGGTATCTATTAGACGCTGTCCACAGGAATCTATTATTAGGTAGCTATCAGGTGCGCGCTAGAACCTCCGGCATGACCGGCACAAATATCCAACGGCTGCTTGAAGCGATGACAGATCGTGGCTTCGATCAATCCAGTCTCGCCCGCGAGGTAGGATGCACACCTGGTGCCATCAATCAGATTGTAAATGGCAGTAGCCGCAATTCTCGCTACATGCCGGAAATAGCGCGCGCCCTTAAAGTCAACTTCCATTGGCTCATGGGCGACGATGTGCCCAGAGACCTTACAGAGGTAGTTCCTCAACGCTTACCCCGAGCAGAAAACGACTTGATCGCCATGTTTAGAGGGCTTGGTGGACGTGAACAGGAGACCCTAACTCGGGTCGCAGAGGGATTTTCAAAGGCGGCGACGGTCCAGCCTGCCGCTATGCAGCTCCCCGACGAACAACTCCTAGTCGTGATGTTCCGCGCTCTGGTCCGGGGGATCGATCTGTCGCAACCTTTGGACGACATTGCTCAGCTGCTAGCGCGGCGTCTTCCCATCGGACTCGCGCAGCTTCACGACGTGATTGCTGTAGAGCCGGATCGGCAGGATCTAGCAGAGAGAGCATCTCCTGAAGCCAATCCGTCCATGCATCATCCCGCACCGCAGTCGTGATACTACATTCAATATCACAAGGCGTGCATCCTGCGATGCACCCTGATCGGGCTTTCAGTCGCGCTTCTCCCACGCGGCCGTGCGTACTGTATTTGTACCCACTTCAAACAGTTATCGTATCCAAAGTCGATCTATCGGCGGTCCCATGACGTTGAGCGAATCACTGACGCCCCGTCAGGTCGAATGCTTGCGCTTGGTCTGGGAGCGCCGGACCAGCAAGGAAATCGCGGCCGAGCTGGGGCTGAGCAAGGGCACGGTCGACACGTACATATTTGAGGCGGTCGGGATCCTGGGCGCGCGCAATCGGCGCGAGGCGGCAGCGATGCTCTTCGACGCTGAAGGTAGCACCACGCCCCTGCCTCGGGCCGCCGAAACGCCTGAAAAAGCGCCTCAAACTAAATTTGACCTAGATTCTGCTGGGGTTTCGCCCGTCCCGGTCGATGCACCATCAGCGGTCCTGTCGACGAAGGCGTCGACGCCGATCCGGCCCTGGGCCACTGACGATCGGCCGCTCAATCTCATGCCGCTGTGGCAGATCCTGGGATGGATGGTGGCGATCGCCATCGGGTCCATGCTGCTGCTGACTCTCGCGACTGTGATTGGGAACGGCCTGCCGGCGGTGACGGGACCGACGCTGCGCGCCTTCGATCGTCTCACACACTAAGCGGGGGCCGGTCCTCCGATGGGGGATCGAATGTCCGATATGAACACCAAGCTCGCCGTCGCAAAGGCCGTGGGCACGCCTCTGGTCAAGCTGGAACGGATGATCGCGGCGGCACAGGAGCAGCTGGCGCATGTGCAGGCGACGGCGCTGAAGGGCCACACGGACGCCCGCCTGCCGCTGACCTGGGGCCAAGACGGCCTGGCGCAGCTCGCCGCGGCGAATGTCCAGCTGATGGCCTTTCGCCAGACGATCCACGCGGCGCACCTGGATTTCCGCGACGTGCAGGACAAGATGGACCTTCCGGTCATCTCCTATGGCGATCATGGCGACACGCCGCGCGAGGGCGAAGCCCTGATGCCGCGTGGCGGGATGTCGATCGTCCGTGCGGCGTGATCGGTGCGGCTTGACGCGGCGGGCGTCCAGCGTGGAGGAGCGGGCCGGTGAGCCTGCTCCTCTTCCTCGCCGTGCTATTTGGCTGCTGCGGCTATGCCCTTTGGCGGGGCGGCGGCCCCGAGCGCTGGGCGGCCGGCCTCCAGCTTGGAGCCTTCGCGATCGACGAGGTGGTGCATCGCCTGATCGACGGCAGCAGCTATGCCACGGTCGAGGTGGGCAGCTTCACGCTCGACGTGGCGCTGCTGGTAGCGCTGATCGTGCTGGCGCATCGATCGACGCGCTATTGGCCCTTGTGGCTGGGCGGGTGGCAGATCGCGGCGATCGTGTCGCATATCACCAAGACGATCGATCCTGGCATGGCGGCGGCCGGCTATGCCTTCCAGGCGGCGGTCTGGGCCTATCCGATGCTGATCACGACGGCGTGGGGCGCTGTGCGCCATCACCGGCGCGTGAAGGCTGGCATCCGCCGGCCGGCGTGGCGATCGATGGTGGAGGCCGGCGATGATGACCGCCTTCGAAATGGCGCGCGGGGCGCAGCAGGTGCTGGCTGAGCGACGTCGGCGCAATGCGATCTTTGGCGAGGCGCAAGACGGCTTCGGCGAGCCGGCCTGGGAGATGCTGTTGCACCTGGTCGTTGACGAAGCGAAGCGGCCGGCCATGCCGGCGGACGAGCTGGTCAACGCGATCGATCGGTTCAACGGAATGTTCTGCCGGTCCTTCATCAAATGGATGGGGACGCGCAACCTGGCTCGTTATGACGAGGCGGCCGACCGCGTTCAGCTGACCGACCAAGGGCGGGAGCAGATGGCGGCGTATCTCAAGAACGCGAGGGTGGCGGCGTGACCGAGCCACCGGTGCGACCAGCGCTGATCTCGACCACTTGGGGCCGCAGACGCCTTTGCTTGAAGGTGGGCGAACCATACGTCTGCATCGATTTAGAGACGACCGGCCTCTCCTGCTACAAGCACGAGATTATCGAGGTTGGTGCGTACAAATTCGATCCTACGGTAAAAGAACCGCAGGTCATGCATGGATTGGTGAAAACGACACGTCGCTTACCTAAGCGCATCATCGAGCTTACGGGGATCACTGATGACATGATTGCTGAGCGCGGCATTGCCCCGGATCGTGGATTTAGGCAGCTGCTGGAGTTCATCGGCCCTTTGCCGATCGTCACGTTCAATGCGTCGTTTGACTTAGGCTTTCTCAACGCCGCCTTTGATCGACATGCGCTGACACCGACGAAGCGGGGAGGTTATTCCTGTGCGCTGCATCTCGCCCGCCGCACCTGGCCAGGCCGGTCAAGCTATCGCCTTGGCGACTTATCCCGGTTGTTCGGCCGGACGATAAGTCAGGAGCATCGGGCGTTAAGCGATGCCGTGCGCGCCGCCCATATCTACCAGCTTGCGAAGATGGATCGATGGGAGCGCGGCCTAGTGGGCCGCGTGGGCGACTAGCCAATCCTGGGGTATCGCTGGGGTACAATCGGCTATTCTCAGCCGGTCATAGGAGGGGAATGGAGCCTTGCGGCGGAGGGCATGTCCATCGCGCAAAAGTATAACAGAGTCACTTCGAATAGCGATCTAAATACGTATTCGCGCTTGCAGCAAAGGGCTCGCGGAAGCAGCAAAGCGATGCCTTTCAGGTATCCCTTCTAAAGGTCATCTGAATCGGCTCATGCCGGCCCTTTTTTTTGTTCTAAGTGTGAAAGATGGCTTACAAAAGCGGTACCACGGCTAAGGGTATGTCCGCCGCATGTCGCATGTGAAGGCATAGGATGCCTCTGCCGCGCCTGTAAGTGGGAGTAGTTACGCGAGGGGCATACGATGGCGTATCAAGCTTATATTGACGACAGCATCGGCACAGACGGAACATACGTCCTTGCTGGTCATATTGCTACTACCGAACAATGGGCAGAGTTTTCTCAAGAGTGGAAGGCATTACTACGGTTTGGAACTTTAGATAAAACTGGAGATTATCACTTCCACATGGTCGAGATGGCTCAATCTGAAGAGCGCATGGAACGAGTTATTGCTTTTAGAAGAATAATTGAAAAGTATGCAATATTATCTATTGCAATAAAAGTCAATGTAAATGACCTAAAAGCTGCAATACATCGCATTTATGTCCATGGTTTCGATATAAACTTTACCCATTACAAACACCCATTTATATTTTCATTGTTCGGACTTATGCGAACTTTCAACGAAAACAGAATAAAGTTTGACCACCTAATACCAGCTCACGAGCCCGTTCACTTCTTTTTTGATGAAAGCGAGCATCGGAGACTCGTAACATCCACGTGGAGACGGTTTACAAAAAGTATTCCGGATGATTGGCGACACTTATACGAAAGCACGCCAAACTTTGGTGACGACAAGGTGCACTTGCCCTTGCAGGCTGCAGATCTATGGGCTTGGTGGGTTAGAAAGAGATATGAACAGGGAGAGCGGGACAGGCTATTTGGTGGCGACGTTTTTGATCGTCATTTGGAGCAGCGTTACGTACCAAAGGTATTTGTAGAATACAAGCAAGACAAAATTGTCAAGAATTTAATAGAAACAGTCAAATCTTCAATTACTTCAGGTATAAGTGTATTAGATGTCAAATCGGCACCCAACGAAAGCTATAGCGTGGCTTTCTCAATGCCATTACCAATACGTTTGCACGGTGCTTACAGTATGCGTTTACATATAATCTAGCTATATTGATTAATAACGGCAAATAATAATGAGCGTAATCGGACATAGTCTCTAATGAGATACGAATAAAATTTTGCAAAGATCCGGTTAGTGCCAAGTGACAAGGCTATACACTGCTAGTTCGATGCAGCCATCCTCCGTCCTCAATGTGTGGTGGCGCTTTAAGGTGATTCTCTCTATGCTCTATGCCGGGGGTGTCATGGAGGAGTTGTGGGGGAGCAATCCGCCATCGTCGTCGTGCCCAGACGCGTCGAAGCACTGGCGTACATCATGGAGCGAATTGAGACGACCGGTACCGCGCCAAGCTATGGCGAGATCGCTGCGGCGATGAACCCGCCAATAGAGCGAACGCGGGTGCGCCAGCTCGTCGACCAGCTCGTGCAGCATCGCCTCATCGATCGACCGGCAGCTTCCAGGCGCGGCATCCGCATCCGCGACGTAGCGCGATGTCGGCAGATCATCGGTGACGCGCTCGGCAGCAAGGGCTGGTGCCATGCACAGCCCATGGGCGAAATGCTCATGCCCCCCTGCACAATTGAGCAGCTGCCGCTGATCCCGCTGATCCTGCACAAACGGGATCTAATCTAGCCGGGATCGCCGATGTCACCTGATACGAACACCATGCGGAAACTGATCGATCAGACGGCAGGTGATCGTGTCGGCTTGCTGAAGGAAGACCTCCGCCAGCTGCTTAATTTTGTTGACCTCGGCTACCAGGCGGAGCGCAAGCTCGCCGCGATCGGTGGCGTGATCACGGCGCCAATGGTGATGGTATGACGAACAAGCCGCATCCAGCCGCGATCGACATCGGCGGCGAGCCGCACCTGCGCGACGCCAAGGGCCGCCTAGTCCCGATCGCCACGGTGAAAGCGACCGATCTGCTGATGGACGAGCTGGTCCGGACGCTCAACACTGAGGCGCGCGAGAACGCGAAGCGCAATGCCAACTTCCGGGCCAAGACGTTCACCACCGTGTCGGAGCTTCAGGCGCTGCTGGCGCAGCAGTACGACGCCAAGATTGGCGGGCAGAAGGGCAACATCCAGCTGCTGACGTTCGACGGCTTGCAGCGCGTCCAGATCGCAGTATCCGACCTGCTCGAATTTGGACCCGAGCTGCAGGTCGCCAAGGCGCTGATCGACGAATGCCTCACCGAGTGGGCGGTCGACAGCAAGGTTGAGCTTCGCGCGCTGATCAACCGCGTGTTCTCCGTCGACAAGGAAGGCCAGATCAACCGCGCCGAGCTGTTCATGCTGCTCCGCGTCGAGATTGCCGACAAGCGCTGGCAGGATGCCATGGCCGCGATCAAGGACTCGATCCGGGTCATCGGCTCGCGCAGCTATGCACGCTATTACGAACGCGACCAGCCGGACGGCCGATGGAACGCCATCACCGACGCCGCGACCTCGGCCCGGTAAGATGGGCGCCGATCGCTGGTGCATTGCGCGGACCTCGGCCGCGCAGACGCTGCGCCTGGCGGAGACGTTGGCAGACGCCGGCGTCGTCGCCTGGACGCCGCGCCGCACCGTCAAGCGAGCCGCCCCGGGCGCACGCCGGCGCTATGTCACTGGGCAACGCCGCATCATGATCGAGGTGACGCAGCCAATCCTTCCCGGGATCGTGTTCGTGCGGGGCAACTTCCTCGACGACCTGGTCGGGATCGCGGCGCTGACGTTCGGGCCTCACCCGGCCTTCACAATTCTCCAGCTCGGGCCGCGTGCCGCTGCGGTGCGCGATCACCAGCTCCAGGGCTTGCGAGTGGCGCAGGACGATGCCGACCAGGCGATCGCGGCCGAGCGCGAGGCAGAAACCCGGGCGGCCGCACGGCTGGAGCGTGCTGAGCGGTTCCGCACCGAGCGCGCCCGCCGGAAAGCGCTGAAGCGCGAGACCAAGGATCTGCCGCCGGCGACTATCGTCACGGTGGCTGAAATGCCGGCGCTGGAGGGCATGGAAGGTGCCGTTGTTAGCAGCGACGGCAAGAGTGCAATTGTTAACTTCGGTGGTGCAGTGAACTGGCATATCGAGGCGTGGCGCCTGATGCCTGTCGCTGCAATGGCGGCCTAACCGCCTCACCGATCCTTCGCCGCCTGAGCGGCTACGGGGCTAGTCGATCTGGGGTTCCCACCCTTGCGCTCCCCACACCAACCCGAGGCACGCATGCCGGCGGGTGTCCTGCGGTTACCTGAAATCTGGAGAGGCTGATGCCTGGATCTTGCACGCCTCTCACCGGGGCACAGCAGCTGCGCGCGATCGCCGTCGACATGCTGCTACTGGCGGACGTCCTGGACGAGCCGCCCGCCGACACCACCGCAGTCGAGCAGCGTATCGATGCCATCGAGGAGATGGCGCAACGGACACGGGCGATTGGTCGCGGCCGACCGCTCAAAGGTTGAGAGTGACAGCCATGCTTCAGTCGTCGCCCCCCGCTAAGCCGACCACGCATTTCGAGGTCATCGACGCTCAGGACAAGCTGGTCGGCGACCTGAAGCACGTCACGGCCGCGCAGGCCGGCCTGTTGCGTGACGCCTTGGTCAAGGGCGGGCACAATGGCGCATTGCGGGTCGCCCGAGTGACCGAGCAGCTGGTGGTGCAGCGCCTGATCGATCCGGTGCATGTCGAGCCGCAGAAGGTGCCGCGCCTCAACTCGGAACGCTGATGCCCTTCCAGCCCCCGAACCTCGGCCGTCAGTCGGCTCCCCGCAAGAAGTGGGCACCGCCGACGCATCGCCCTGACAACCGCAAGCGTGGGCGCGCAGGCCAGCGCGATCGCCGCCAGGTGCTCGACGAGGAGCCCTTCTGTCGTCTCTGCCTGGCGGCCGACCGCAGCACGCTGAGCGTCGTGGTCGATCACATCAAGCGCCTGGCGGACGGCGGGTCCGACGAGCGGTCGAACAAGCAGGCGCTGTGCAAGCCCTGCCACGACGCCAAGACAGCGTCCGAATTGGACCTCGATCGCCGCGCCCGCCGCGACGCGTGACCGGCCCATAGGGGGTGGGTCGGATCTCCACGGGCCGTCCGACCGGACACCGCACCCGTGCCAGATTTTCACACGGCCGAATTCAAACCCAAAATGATCCCCGGGGAGGCGGCCTATGGCGAGTGGTGGACCGCGCTCGGGCGCAGGCCGAAAACGCAAGTCGCCGGCGCTGAGCATGACGGCGGCCGAGCGGGCCGCAGTGGCGCTGCCGGGCACCGTCGCGAAGATGATCCCGCCGCTTCACCTGTCGGATCTGGCGCGGCTCCACTTCGCGCACATCGCCGAGCAGCTGGAACAGCAGAACCGGGCCGAGCCGCAATTCGCCCACGTCGTTGCGCTGCTCGCTCAGCGGTTCGAACAGATCCAGCGGTTCCAGGCGGTACTGGAGGTCGACGGCGACACCTGCACCAGCACGACGATCCGCAAGGTCGACGGCAAGCAGGTCACAACCGAGATGATTCGCGCGCGGCCGCAGGTCGCGATGCTGTCCGACGCCATGCGTCACGCCCACTCGCTCCTCGGCGAGCTGATGCTCAGCCCGTCAGCTGCCATGAAGATCGCCCCCGGCAAGAAGGATGCGCCGGGCGACTTCGACGACTTCTAACCGGTGTCGACAGCACCCGGGCTGCCGAGCCGGGACTATGTGGCCGTCGCCCGGCAGTATGCGGCCGACGTCATTTCGGGAACGATCCCGGCCGGCAAGCAAATCCGCCTTCAATGCGAGCGCTTCGTGTCCGACCTGGTGCGGAGCGCATCGGACGACTTCCCATACCGCTTTGACGAGGCGAAGGCGGCGCGGCCGTGCCGCTTTATTGAGCGACTGCCGCACACCAAGGGTGAATGGGCGCGCCAGAAAAAGCGGCTGACGCTCGAACCCTGGCAGATCTGGAACCTCGCGTGCGTGTTCGGCTGGCTCTACAAGGCCGGCCCCCAGGCGGGCACCCGGCGCTTCCGGCGCTGGCTCCTGGTCGTGCCGCGCAAGAACGGCAAGTCGGCGATCGCGGCCGGCGTCGCGCTGTTCATGATGTGCGCGGACGGTGAGTTCGGCGCGGAGGTCTATTCGGGCGCGACCAACGAGCGCCAGGCGTGGGAGGTGTTCCGGCCGGCGCGGCTGATGGTGCAGCGCCTGAAGCCGCTGAAGGCCAAGTTCGGGATCGAGGTTCTCGCCAAGACTCTG